TTATATTTCCATATAGATTTCCTGTGATATCACCAGTTACATTGCCAACAACAGCACCTCTCAAATTACCAGTAACATCACCGGTGACATTACCAACCACAGCGCCTCTCAAATTACCAGTAACATTACCAATAACGGGACCTCTCAAGTTACCTGTAACATCACCAACAACTGATTTTACATAAGACTGATTTACGCATTTATAAAGTGGTCCACTAGGAACACACGCTAATATGTATTGTCCAGTTGACGATATTGATACATTAATCCAACTTCTAGTAGAATCGTTCATTGTAGAAGTCCATGTATTTCCATAATTAGATGATATATATATAAATCCCGCCTCTTGGACACATGCAATTTGATATTGTCCTGTAGATGATATTGATACACTACTCCAAAATCTATTAGAATCTTTTGAAGTCCAAGTATTTCCATAATCAGTTGAAACATATATTCCTGCACCCCACGCAACAGCAGTTTGATATTGTCCTGAGGATGATATAGATATACCATTCCATCCATTACTGTCTTTTGCAGTCCATGTATTTCCGTAATCACTTGAAATGTAAATTTTATCTGAAACAGCTGTCTGATATTGTCCTGAGGATGATAACGATACTCCTACCCACGATCTAACAGCATCGGTTATTTTTGAAGTCCATGTAGCTCCATAATTAGATGATATATATACATATCCCATATTTCCATTTGAAAATGCAACAGCTGTTTGATATTGTCCAGATGATGATACTGAAACAAACTGCCAATTTGCAATTACACTGGTTGTTTGTGTCCAACTAACTCCATAATTAGATGATATATGTAAATAACCAGTTATTCCGCCACCTTGACCAGCCGTCATGTATTTTCCATCAGATGAAATTGCTATGCAACCCCATTGGGTATTTGTGTATGTGGCATTCCAACTAGAACCATAATTATTTGAAATAAAAATTTGAGTATTCCGACCCAAAACTACTTGATATTGTCCTGTAGATGATACTGAACACTCACGCCACGGTCCGCTAATGGTTATCTCGAAAGAATTTCCATAAGTGGACATATCAAATGCACTATTACACAATCCAAATTGACTATTAGTTGATTGAATTGCGTTATTTACATAACTGCTTGTGGCAACGTTATTGCTTGATGTATCACTCAATACTTGAGTAATTGATTGACCAACAATATTACCAGATACATTGCCAACAAGTTGACCACTTACATTTCCTCTCAAGTTACCAGTTACATCACCAATAACTTCACCAGTTACATTACCAACAACGGCACCTCTCAAGTTACCTGTAACATTTCCAACTATATCTCCCGCAATATTACCTGAAATATTACCAAATACATCACCAGTTAAGTTACCAATCAAATTACTTTCAATAATTCCACTTGCATTTCTAACCACTAACGTATTTGGTAATCCTGCAACAGTTGCTGTTGAACTATTTAATTTATTTAATGTGATTTGATTATTGCTTATATCATTATTTACAATCAATGAGGAAAATACATTTCCACTTACATCATTATGCAATACACCGGCAGTTGCATTGTCTTTAATAACAACTAAATTTTCAGAAAATCCTTGTAATGCTGCATATTCTTGAAGATCTAACCCAGACAAGTCAATATTATTTATAGCTGTTTGTACAAATGCCGTATTTGCAATTGTTGTATTGTTTGTACCATAAGGTTGTGTAATCGCATTTGTTGCAAAACCACTTACATTTCCAACTACATTACCTCTCAAATTACCAACTACATTACCTCTCAAATTACCAGTTACATTACCTCTCAAATTACCAGTTACATTACCGTCAACATTACCAATCAAATTACCGTGAACATTACCAATCAAATTACCAACAACATTACCAATTAAGTCAGAATATATTTCACCTTCGCCATCACGCAAAACCAATGTATTTGCATTGGGATTCACAGAAGATAATTGTGTAATAGTATTGTTTACAAAAAAGGTATTGGCAACTGTTTGATTTGATGTTAAAAAATCCTGGTCTGCTACAAGAATATTTCCGGATACATCACGCATTACAATACTATTTGGAGTGTTTGAAGTTGTTGCACTTGTAGCTTGGTTCAATACTTTTCCAGGAGTGGAAATGGTGTTAAGTTTGCTATCAGTAATGGAAGCGTTGGGTGAAATGTCATTGTCATAAATTAATTTATTTACTAAAAATCCAGATACAGATGAAACAACGCCTGGAATATTTGTGTTATTGCTAAAATCAATAACATCATAAGATAAATCATTTACAAATAAACTTTGAACATAAGTAGTTGTATTTATATCGCCAAGAACTACCTGATGATCACCAGTGGCTTGTGCATTTGCACCAATACAAGTTGTATTTTCATAATTTACCAAGTTAGCACCTGCATTGTATCCTAAAGCTGTGTTGCGATTACCGTTTTCAAGATTTTTTAACGATTGTGAGCCAATTGCAGTATTAAAACTACCATCAGTCAAATTTGTTAATGCTTCATAACCAAATGCGCTATTATTTGTACCCCTTGAAAGAGAGTCCAATGAAAAAGTACCTTCACTTGTATTTGTTGACATTATATATTATAAAAAGTAAAAAATAATAAATGTTAATTCAATATAGTATAATAAAATTTATCATATTATATAATTTAGTTTGATTCAGTCAATGATGATGCATCATGTAAATCAACTAAAACAGGTGCATAAGACGCAGGAGTGAAAGAAAATCCGGTTTGAACAATCGGAGCCATTTTCTTCACTACTTCTTGCTCCAATGTATAAGGAAATTGGTTGTAAGCAGTAAATTGCGACATTTTCTTTTCTTCTGTAGGCATAAAACGTTGTAATGCATCAATACCTGTTACAAGAGCCGAACGACGTATCATATCAACAACAACCAAAATACCAGCAATTGTTAACACAATATTTGTCTTCATAAAAAGATATACCACCATACTTATCAAAACAAATTTTCCCACCAAAGTATTTACAAAGTTTGCTACAGGTTCGGGCATGTTATAACCTGCAACCAAATAAATAACAAAAAGAACCAACAATACGTTTTGTCCTGTATGTTTCATGTTAAAACCTTCCATTTTACTTATATCATATTGTTAGATTTTTATTTATTTATATTTGTTTTTGTTTTGTTTTGTTTTTTTTGTTTTTTCATTTTAAAAAAGGACATAAACACAATTTACTAAATATATGCAAGACGTTATCATTTTTAACTGTTTTATTGTGTTTGTGTACTACCTAAAATGGAAATGAAATTAAACACATATTTAGGTCAAAAAGGGTACACATTGAATAAAAATGAACTTACTATTGAAGTTCAAAAAAAAATACGAGCTGACTTGACTGTGAAGCCCTATGTTCATGGAGCTCCTGTTGCGGCAGAAACTGCATTTCCTGCATATAGAGAATCGCCAAATAAAATATACGTTCCTCATTATTATGGAGTCGAACATTTTGGAATACCCAAAGAATTAAAAATACCTACTGGTACAAACATTGACATTGAATTTAATGGTACTTTGAGAGAAAACCAACAAATTGTAGTAGATACATATGTGAATCATGTAAATAAACTTGGATATGGTGGCGGATTGCTTGAATTGCCGTGTGCGTATGGAAAAACTGTATTGTCGCTTAATATTATTTCGCGTCTTAAAAAAAAGACACTTGTAATCGTTCACAAGGAATTTTTGATGAATCAATGGATTGAACGCGCGCAGCAGTTTTTGCCCAAAGCAAGAATTGGAAAAATCCAAGGCCAAATTATTGATATTGACGACAAAGACATTGTTATTGGAATGTTACAAAGTCTCTCCATGAAAGAATATCCTGCGTCGGTTTTTGAAAGTTTTGGATTGACAATTATTGATGAAGTGCACCATATTTCAAGTGAAGTGTTTTCAAACTCACTATTCAAAATTGTTACGAATTATATGTTAGGACTTTCTGCAACAATGAATCGCAAAGATGGAACTACAAAAGTATTTAAAATGTTTTTAGGAGATGTAGTATTTAAAGGAAAGCGTGATGAAGAACGTGCTGTTACGGTTCGTGCGATTGACTATTATGTAAATGATGACGAGTTTAATGAGGAAGTAACTGATTTCAGGGGAAATCCTGCATACAGCACAATGATTTCGAAATTATGTGAATACAACCGCAGAAGTGAATTTATTTTGAGACTTATTGGAGATATGCTTGTTGAAAATCCAAATCAACAAATCATGGTTTTGGCGCATAATAAAAATGTATTGAAATATTTGCATGATGCAATAGTACATCGAAGTATTGCAAGTGTTGGTTATTATGTAGGTGGAATGAAAGAGGCGGCATTAAAAGCAACGGAAAGCAAAAAAATAGTCATTGCAACTTATTCCATGGCTGCGGAAGCTTTGGACATAAAAACGCTAACAACATTGATTATGGCAACACCAAAGACGGATATTGAACAAAGTGTTGGACGGATTTTGAGAGAAAAACATAGTCACCCTGTAGTTGTG